GACTCTTCCCTAAATGATCGCAATGCGAAACTACACGGCAAGGAGATCAGGCAGGCGTTTGTTTCTGCTATTGATGGACTTGCGGAACTTCTGGCGGCAATCAAAACGGCGTCTGAGAAGGGCTTTGTTCGATCGATAGACAAACGAAAGATTGCCGTTGACAGCCCTCACAAAGCTTTGAACTATCTGCTCCAGTCAGGAGCCGGTGTGATCGCAAAGCGTTGGATGGCAATCAATCACGAAAACACCAAAGAGTTGTGTTGTTCACAGCTCGCTTTTATACATGACGAATTACAATTCGAGTGCGACCCAGTGGACGCAGACGCGGTATCAGCATCCCTGGTACAAAGCGCTCAAGCGGCTGGAGAGTACTATTCACTACGCCTCCCAATCGCAGCAGAAGCTAAGCAAGGGAGGGACTGGTCGGAGGTCCATTGATGAAACTACTCATTGACGCCGACTATATCGTTTACAAGTCTTGCGCCGGAGCTGAAGACGAGATTGACTTCGGAGATGATGTCATCTTGGTTGTTAGTAAGTTTTCAGAGGCACTATCTAATGTACAGCGTGAGCTGAGCAAGATCAAGACAAACTTCATGTGGGACGTACCGGAAATGGTACTGTTCTTCAGTGACTCTAAAAATTTTCGGAAAAAAATTTACCCCGATTACAAGGGTCATCGAAATAGAAAGAAACCCTGCGGTTATCGCCGCGTAATCACAGAACTGAGTAAGCAGTACGAAGTTATCAGGATGCCTGAGCTTGAAGCTGATGATGCCATGGGTATCTACGCTACAGCTAACCCAGGTAACATCATCGTGTCTCCCGACAAGGACATGCGACAGATCCCTGGACGCTTGTACAATCTTGACGAAGTGATAGACATCACGCCGGAAGAGGGTATGAAGTGGCATCTGATCCAGACTCTTGCTGGTGATCAGACTGATGGTTACAGTGGCGTCCCTGGCATTGGTATCAAACGTGCTGTAGCTCTGTTTGAAGAGAGCGGGTACACGTGGGAGACTGTTGTCAAGGCGTTCGCAGACAAAGGTCTAGACGAAGAAGTTGCTTTGACAAATGCCAGACTCGCACGAATTCTCACACACGAAGATTTTGACCAACGCAAACAACAGGTCATACGATGGACTCCCGCCACCGCCAGTGCTAGAACTGACGATGGAGCAGGACCTCAAGATCAGACGCCTCAAGGACTTACTGCCTGAGGCTGACAAGGATGACATCATCACGTTGTTCATCGCACTACAACGGCAGAACTTCTGCCTTGCCAATACAGTTTCCAACCTAGTTAAGGAATGGATCACAAGTCACCCGCCCATTACACCCGAGGATCCATAGAAGTCTGGGACTTCATACGGGATCAAGAACTCAACTATCACCTTGGTAATGCTATTAAATATATTTGCAGAGCCGGTTTCAAGGGTGATAACACAAAGGCTAAAGACCTTAAAAAAGCTATCCACTATCTTGAGAATGAACTCCTACATACACACGAGCCTGATGGATCAGGCGGAACAGTTCCGCTCCGCATACTCACTGACGACTGGGAAGGACCGACGGAGTGGTCAGAAAGCTTTGATCGATGAAGAATGGTCAGAGTTTCACGAAGCCTATCACATGAAGGATGAGTGTGAACAACTGAAGGAGCTGGCTGACTTGGTGTATGTTTGCTACCAGTTTGCTGCTTCTCAAGAATGGGATCTCGATGAAGCAATGCATCGTGTCCACAAATCAAACATGTCCAAGCTCGGAGAAGACGGAAAACCTATCTACCGAGTAGATGGTAAGGTCATGAAAGGACCTAACTATCAGCCACCAAATTTGAAAGACCTTATTATCGAATGACCACCTCATACATCGCACGCACCGGTCGAGTCCAGTCTTGGATTGACGACCCTACCTCCCGGTTGCCTGTCAGCTGCACTGTTTTTACCGTAGAAGATTCTATCGAGGGAGAAAATGGCATTGAAGCATCCTGGAAATTTGTATCACATGCTCTACGTTTCGGAGCAGGTTGCGCGGTCCACTTGTCGAAACTGCGACCCAAAGGAACAGAAAATGACAAAGGATTGGTTGCATCTGGACCAGTCTCTTTTGCAAAAATCTACTCAACGCTAAATGAGATTCTTCGTCGCGGCGGTGTGTACAAGAACGGTGCTGTGGTGGCTCACCTGGATCTTAGCCATCCTGATGCACTTGAATTTATACAAACTCCTCGCCATGAGCTACCCTGGATCAAGCGATGCATCAACATCAAGCCGGAGTGGTGGGAGGCTTGCACGTTTAAAGAAGAACTCCTTTATGGCATCAAATCAGGTGACATCTGGCTCAACAAAGTAAAGTATGACAATGAAGGAAACCGCATCCGAGGAAACGTCTGCCTTGAAGTTTACCTGCCCTCACGAGGCACTTGCTTGCTACAACATGTCGCTCTCGGTGCCTGTGAATTCGACGACATCCCGCGAGCTTTTGCTGAAGGTATGTCCGAGCTGTGCAGCCTCCATGGCAAAACAGGTGTTGGAGAAAGCGGTGAGTACCTCCCTTCAGAGACCGACCGACAAGTTGGGCTGGGACTACTCGGACTTGCTAACCTACTACGGCGGTACGGAGTAACCTATGAGCAGTTCGGGCTTGCTCTGGACCAGTACAATGCAGGAGAAGTGGTACGCACACCAGCCTATGAACTGGTCTCCCAGTTTGACGCTGGTATTAAAGCTGCAGCCGAGATTGCTCGCTCTGCTGGTATGGTTCGAGCCTTTGCTATCGCGCCCACTGCCTCCTGCAGTTATCGAAGCCGAGATCTGGATGGCTATACTCAAGCACCAGAGATCGCACCACCCATCAGCCGGACGGTAGACCGCGACAGCGGTACGTTCGGGGTACAAACATATGAATATGGCGACGTAGAGATCGCCGCAGAAGTTGGTTGGGACAACTACAAGCGTGTTGCCGATGGCATCATGACTTTGCTCAACAACACGGGACTTCTTCACGGGTATAGCTTCAACAGTTGGAGTGATGTTGTCACATACGACAACGCCTTTATCGAAGAGTGGTTGGAATCTCCGCAAACCTCCCTTTACTATAGTCTGCAAGTCATGGGCGATACACAAGATAAGTCTGATGTTTATGCAGCTATCAAGGAAGACGTCGATGAGTATCTTGCAGACATTCTGAATGAAGAACTCACTTGTGACTGTCAAGAATGAACCCTTATCAAAAACTACTCAATCGAAAAAGAAAATGGACACCGGTCAAGATGACTGCCGGTACCTGCAAAGAAGGTGCGGAAGCAACGATTTACCGTGCACTTGCATTGCGACACATGGAACTGCCTGTGGGAGAGTTTATCACTGATGCTCTCTCCACTGAAGTTCCAGATCTTGCGCGGGAAATACTCCACTCTAACGTTCAAGACGAAGAGAACCACGACGTCGCTCTTGGTTACGTCGCCGATGCTTACGGCGTTGATGAGAAAGCTGAGGCGGAAGCCCTTAGGCTTAAAGCCGCTTGGGAGGCACATCCAGATCACACGATCACCAAAGCATTGGTTGCCGAGCGTGCAATCTTCTTCGTTCTTCTACCATTCTTCCGCTTTAATGGTGACGCTGGCATGAGGACAATTTCAGCGGACATCAGCCGAGACGAACAAGTCCATGTGGCGGTTAACTCACTGGTACACACCGAGCTGGGTTATAACATCAGTCCTTCTCTGGACAAGCTGCGTAAGGCTACGATCAACTGGGTCATGCAGCCCCTCGGTAGCCATGCCGATAAATATTTGGACAAAAAATTTTGGCTCGATTCTAGTGACCGCCTGATGTATGAAGGCAAGGCACCAGAACTTGCCGCCACCCGTGCAGCGCGTATGCCTGCTTTCTTTGAACATGCAAATACAAACCTCCCACAGTATGCTTAACATTGGCTTGACTGTGGATGCTCTGGTCAGTGAACTGGAGGACAGATTCCCGCTGACCAATCCCAGTCCCACTGATCAGATCAACTCGATTATGTATCAAGCTGGTCAGCGTAGTGTTGTGGACTGGATCAACTCACGTATTCAAAACGAGGAACTTTAACAATGGGTGATGGTGGACGTCGTCGCAAAGAACGAAAGGCTAGAGAAAGAGCCGAACGGGAAGCCCGTGAATATGAAAGAGAGCTAAAGAGAAAGGAAGAGGAAAACGCCAGGCGTTTGGCACAAGTTGAAAAAGAAAACAAGGCTAGGGAAGAAGCCATGTCATACACTATGGCTCAAAACGCCGCACGTATGTCAGAAACACCTACATACATTCGTCGCAAACGTAAAAGGAAACGTGGTGCTGGCGGCCGTGGTCTTGATCGTCTCCGTATTGCACGAGAGATGCCACAACAAGGTACATCTACTAATCTAGGCTAATGGGAAAAGGTGGCTCTAAAATCTTCAGAGTCGATGATGAGGCGATGAAGAAAAGAGAGGAGAGGATCGCAACTCTCGAACAACAAATTAAAGACATGGATGCTCGCTATGACGAGCGTTACTTCAGACGTAATCAGAGCTTGACTACCCAATATCAAGTCGATGCACAGGGTAAGCAAACTTCTAAAGCTAAGGTGATTACACCGAAGACACCTTCTTCGTCATCTGGATCATCTAGTCCATCCGGCTCCACTCTAAAAATTTCAGGAACAGGTACTAACTTAGGCTAATGAACGCACGTAGTCGGTACGATCATCTAACCAGTGGCCGAAATCATTTTCTTGACATCGCTGTTGAGTGTTCAGAACTGACCCTGCCGTATCTTATCCAACGTGATGAGCTACGGTCTTCTCATAAAACTCTACGCCAACCCTGGCAAAGCGTAGGCAGTAAGGCAGTAGTAACCCTGGCATCTAAACTGATGCTAGCACTGCTGCCGCCTCAGACTTCTTTCTTTAAGCTGCAGATTCGTGACGACAAGCTCGGCACTGAACTGCCTGCTGAGATCCGGTCTGAACTTGACCTGAGCTTTGCTAAGATGGAGCGTATGGTGATGGACTCGATCGCTTCTTCTAGTGATCGTGTCGCTGTTCACCAAGCTATCAAACACCTGGTGGTTGGTGGCAACGCATTGATGTTTATGGGTAAGGAGGGGATCAAGCACTACCCGCTCAACCGCTACGTCGTAGAACGTGATGGTAACGGTAACGTAATTGAGATCGTCACCAAAGAACTTATTAACAAGCAACTCCTACCAAGGGAGTTTCAAGAACTTAAAAAAGAACAGAGTGTTGGACAACGTTATGGGTCTAACACTGATGACGTGGAAATCTACACACACGTCAAGCTAGACAACAATCGTTGGGTCTGGCACCAAGAGGCTTTCGACAAAGTTATTCCAAACACTGACGGCAAGTCACCGAAAGATGCTAACCCTTGGTTGGTACTCCGGTTCAACTCTGTTGATGGTGAGAACTATGGTCGTGGACGTGTTGAAGAATTCTTGGGTGATCTCAAGTCACTCAACGCACTGTCGCAAGCTATGGTAGAAGGCTCTGCAAGTGCCGCAAAGGTCGTCTTTGTGGTCAGCCCATCCTCTACCACCAAGCCTCAGACCATCGCCCAGGCAGGCAACGGAGCTATCGTACAAGGACGACCCGAGGACATCGGTGTCATCCAAGTTGGTAAGACTGCTGACTTCTCTACTGCTCTGCAGATGATGCAGACCCTTGAGCGTCGCATCCTTGAAGCGTTCCTTGTCTTGACTGTGCGTCAGTCTGAACGCACTACTGCTGAGGAGGTCCGCCTCACTCAGCTCGAACTGGAGCAGCAGCTTGGCGGTCTCTTCTCTCTGCTGACCGTGGAGTTCCTGGTCCCTTACTTGAACAGAAAACTGTTGGTGTTGTCCCGTAGTGGTCAGCTTCCTAAATATCCTAAAGACCTAGTCACACCTACGATCGTGGCTGGTATCAACGCACTGGGTCGTGGTCAGGACCGTGAGTCCTTGACTGCGTTTATCTCAACCATTGCCCAGACTCTTGGTCCTGAGGCTTTGATGAAGTTCATCAATCCAGACGAAGCAATCAAGAGACTGGCAGCAGCACAAGGTATTGACGTCCTCAACTTGGTCAAGAGTGTTGACGATCAACAGGCTGAAGCTGAAGCTGCTCAGCAGCAAGCTATGGAGATGCAGATGATGCAATCCGCACCTGGTCTGCTCAAGGCACCGATTGCTGATCCTTCTAAAAACCCTAACGCGGAAGCACTTATTGCTGAAGCACTTTCACCCGAGTAACACATGGCAGAAATCCTTACCTACGATCCAAGCAACGACCCTCAAGCTGTTCAAGCGGCGGAAGAGCGGGACGCTGAGTCTCTCGCTGTCGGTCAAGCTTTGGAAGACCAGCAGAATCAACTCCTGGCTGGTAAATATAAAAGTGCTCAAGACCTAGAACAAGCTTACATTGAGCTGCAAAAGAAACTAGGATCCGGTGAGCAAGAGGAAACAGTTGAACAGGAGGCTGAGCCTGCTGAACCAGCTGAAGAAATCTTCACAACATTCGATAGTATCGATGATGAACTTGCACAAGGCGGTGAGATCAGTGAAGAGTCGATGGCAAAACTTTCTGCCATGGACAGTAAAGACCTGGTCGATGCTTATCTTAGGTATCAAAGCACCCTAGACGATGCTCCTGTTCAGGAAGGACGAGAGCTAAATGATCAAGAGGTATCATCCATCTACGAAAGTGTAGGTGGTGAGCAGCAGTACCAACAGATGACACAATGGGCTGCTGAAAATCTTGACGCAGATACTGTACAGGCTTTTGACAATGTCATTGAGTCTGGCAATGTCGCTGCTATCAACCTTGCACTGCGAGGTCTCCAATCACAATACAATGACAACGTGGGCTACGAAAACAACATGATCCAAGGCAAGCCAGCTCAGGCTACTGGCGGCTACCGCAGTCAAGCTGAGGTTGTACGTGATATGAACGACCCTCGCTATGACCGTGACCCTGCCTACCGGCAAGAGGTCATGGACAAACTTGCCAACTCTAACCTTGAATTCTGATGTCCGCTGTTGTTGAAGACCGAGGTCGTCTGAACCTCTACGCAAAAGAACCACCTATGACTGTTATGGACGTAACTGAAACCCACAACGAAAAAGCTGAAAAGCTGAACGGTCGCCTGGCTATGCTGGGCGTCATGGCTGCGCTTGGTGCGTATGCACTTACTGGTCAAATTATTCCTGGAGTTTGGTAATGCCACAAGGTAAAGGAACCTACGGTTCTAAAGTCGGTCGCCCACCTAAGAAGGGTATGAAAAATGGCGGCAAAAAAAAGTAGCACTAAAAGTGTTAGCTTAAAAATTGGTAAACACAAATCACGATCCGGCGGCTTGACTGCTGCCGGTCGTCGTAAATACAACCGTGCAACTGGGTCTAACCTCAAGGCTCCTCAGCCTGGTGGTGGTCCACGCAAGCGGTCCTTCTGCGCTAGAATGAAAGGCGTCAAAGGACCGATGCGAAAGAATGGAAAGCCAACCCGCAAGGCACTGGCACTACGCAAATGGAAATGCTAAATGGCTAAACAAAAACCTGGACTATATGCAAACATCCATGCCAAACGCAAGCGTATCGCTGCTGGGTCTGGTGAAAAAATGAGAAAGCCTGGGTCTAAAGGAGCACCCACGGCTGCTAACTTCCGACGCTCCGCTAAAACTGCTAAGAAAAAGTAACACACACATGAAATCTATTATCGCTTCCGGTCTCCTCCTCGGCATGGCACATGGTGCCGCTATTGCTGGTCCCTACGTGAACGTTGAAAACAACGCTGGCTTTACCGGCTCCGACTTTACCTCCCAGACTACCGACTTCCATGTTGGCTATGAGTCTGAAGGTGTCCTCGGTTCTTGGGGAATCCAAGGTGGTCCTTCCGTTGTCGTTCCTGACGGCGGTGAGTCAGACACCATCCTGACTGGTAAGGTCTTCGGCTCCGTCGCTGCTACCGAAAAGCTCTCCGTCTATGGTGAGCTGTCGGCTGCGTTCGATGACACCAACACCTACGGCACCAAGGCTGGTCTGAAGTATAGCTTCTGATCCATACAGCCCGCCACTGGACGTGAGCCTTGGGCGGGCTTCATTAAAGTGCTCAAATACATACCCTCGTAAACAACAACCCTGCACTTTTAATGACCGCTGTACTTCAACAACAACAGAGGTCTACCTGGGATGAGTTTTGCTCCTGGGTAACCTCAACTAACAATCGACTTTATGTTGGCTGGTTTGGAATCCTCATGATCCCAACCCTGCTGGCTGCCACAATTTGTTTTGTCACTGCATTTATTGCAGCACCTCCTGTAGACATCGATGGAATCAGAGAACCAGTCGCAGGCTCCCTCCTCTATGGAAACAACATCATATCGGGAGCCGTCGTTCCGAGCAGCAATGCCATCG